ATTTCAAAGAGTATATAGAACAAATTTATGCAGCCATTTTAGAATGTTGTTATTGTAGTTTTTTCTCTTACCATTTATGCAGCCATTTTTTTAAAACATTTGTATAAATATTTTTATGCAGTTGGATATTTTGTTTATTATATATTTTTTTCTCTTACCATTTATGCAGTCATTTTTTTAAACATTTGTATAAATAATTATTGCACATTTGATTTGCATAAAATATTGTAAACAATTTTCCTTACCAGTGGTGCAGTCATTTTATTTAATCATATTAATAAACATCTTTCAAAAAACAAATGTGTAGAAAAACCCTATTTTTCTCTCAAACTATTTTGCAAATAAGCCTCCTCCGTCGGCTTCACGGCCCCTGCGGGGCCGGCCGGGGCCTTCGGCCCCGCAGTCGCGCCTGCGGCGCGACCCCCTTTCCTCGAGGTTTATATAAACCAATCACATACAACTCATCCAAAACATTTTTCATTTGGTTTCTCACATCTATTAAAACAGTTTCAAAAATCAAACCTGCAGAGAAAAATAAATATTCTTTCAAATCAATGGTTAAAACTCTTTTGTGCATAGGCCTCCTCCGTCGGCCAGGGGCTTCGCCCGGTCCTTTGTCTCGCGGTTTTCTCTGCAACTCCCTTATATAAAAAAACACATACTACTTATTAAAAACATTTTTTATTTTGAATATCACATCCAATAAAAACAGTTTCAAAAAACACAATCGTAGAGAAAGATACATTTTCTCTCTAAAAATAATTATAAATATTTATAATTATTTTGCACATATCAGGTCGGCTTATTTTTTGCGGTTCGTTCTTATTTTTTTATACATTTTTGTTTTCCTCGTTTTTCTTCCCTTTTTAATTGTTTTTTTTCTCTTACCTCTTGCAGTTATTCCTGCAATCCATTTCTTCACAATTTCCTTAAATTTGGTATCATTCCAATTTAAATTCATTAATGATGGTGGGATTTCCAACTCCTCTCCATTTTCAACCAATATTGCTTGTATTCTTCTGTATAATTGTAACATTAAGCCTAAATATTGTCTTGCTATATTTGTTTCTATCATTCCGTCTCGTTGATTTCTATTAAATGGAATATAGCCGCCTTCTCGTTGTTTCAATAATCCAAAATATAATGGATTTAGATGTCCTATACTGCCTGGTATTCTTACAGCGATTGCTTCTGCCATATAAATTTTTGCTTTCTGGTTTGAACTATATACACTCTTCATATATGATTCTTGTGATGACACATCATGACTACTTGCTCTTCCAAGATTAGCATCTGATAATGTATTGTTAAGAGAATCCTCCAAAGCTGCGATTGCTATTTGTGGATTATACAATGGGTACTCTGGGATACTTCTAACATAATGTTTAACCGGTTCGATAAATGTGGTTGGGTAAAATAATTTATCTGTAGGTTTAGAACGTTTTTTATTAATATATAGTGGTGAAGGATCGAGTGCTTTACTAGTTTGTTGTTCATAATTAATAACATAAGAATGATTTGCATTAGTCTCCAAAAATGTTGATAATTCACGACATATTCTTCTAATTTCAGGGTCATTTGCTACTATATCATCTATTTTGGGTGGTGGTGGTATAACGAGCTCTGGTTGACTTTTTTTTTGCATAGAAATCCATTCTTTGTCGTCATATATTGATTCTTCAATTGCTAATATTTTTTTGTTTATTTCTGCAATGTCTTTTTCATTCTTTAAGAGCTGCAATTCTTTTTCTTCTCTGTCAATTTTTTTGTTTATTTCTATTTCATTCTTTGAGAGATGTAATTCTTTTACACTCTTTAAGAGCTGCAATTCTTTTTCTTCTCTGTAAATTCTTTTCAACACACTATCTACAGATACCTCTGTTTTTAACATTTCCTCCCATATTTCATCTTCGGTTGCCATATATAAATATTCATACATATTTAACTCATCCAAAACATTTTTCATTTTGTTTCTCACATCCAATAAAACAGTTTCAAAAATCAAACCTGCAGAGAAAATACACATTTCTTTCAAATCAATGGTTAAAACTCTTTTGTGCATAGGCCTCCTCCGTCGGCCCGGGGCTCCGCCCCGTCCTTTGTCTCGCGGTTTTCTCTGCAATCCTTTTGTATAAACAAACCCATACAACTCATCCAAAACATTTTTCATTTTGTTTCTCACATACAATAAACATGTTTTAATTTCAAAACCTGCAGAGAAAATTTATATTCATTATATATAATGCCTCCTCCGGGTTTTATTAATTTAACAATTGATCCGGATGCCGAAGAAGATTTGGAAAATAAATCTGACAATTTTACTGTTTTGGATATGATCAATCAATCTATTGAAAACAAAGAGATTCGGGATTTATGTTTAACCGTAAATGATAATATACATACTGGTAATATGTCTTTCATCCTAGATGTTTTACAAAAGGGCAAGCAAATTTCTGCACGAAGAGGTCGTGGGTTTGTGTCTTCGCAATCGTCTCCTATTCTTGGAGACTTATATGTCTATCGGCATAATAACCAAATCATAAAAATTGCCAATTGTGATTGTGATCAATATATAGCGGAATTTGATATTGTCAGAGAAATTGCTATGCAACAATATGCTAGCACATTACAAACAAAATGTGATTTTAAAGTACCACTCATTAAAGATTATGGTAAAGTCAAGTTACCCGATTACGGTAATTTGGCTTTGAATTATGAATGCTTATACTATTTTACAATGGAAAATATAACTGCAACAACGTTAAGAGAATATCTTGCAACTATCGATTTTGATACTACTTGCACACCTTTGGTTAAAAAAATTAATGATATTTACGGTTGCTTGGTTCGCAATAATTTATATCATAATGATTATCATATTGAAAATATAATGGTAGATGATGAGAATATTAATGTTATAGACTATGGTCTTGCTACGGATAAACAGGTATCGCTTGACGACCCCCCCACATATGATTGTAACAGTTTGAAGAGAATTATAAAGAATGGAGGATCACCCAGAAAACGTAGGCGTACCAAAAAATATTATCGAAAAAATAAAAAGACCAAAACCCGTCGTAAGAAATAGTTTTTTCGGATTTTACAATAAGTTCTTCTGTATATCACCACTCTGTGTTGATATTTTGCATAGCACGGCCATAGAGTTGCTCCTTACATCCAAAACATTTTTCATTTTGTTTCTCACATCCAATAAAACTGTTTCAAAAATCAAACCTGCAGAGAAAAATACATTTTCTCTCAGAATCAATTGTTAAACTCTTTGTTTATAGGCCTCCTCCGTCGGCCCGGGACCTTTGGCTTCGCCTTATGGTCCCGTCCTTTCTCTGCAACCATTTTGGATAAATGGTAAATTCTCCAAACCGCGGAATATCAATTTAAAGATTCTGTTTATATAATATAAACGAATGACTAGAGTAAAACTCTGCGATAAATATCATAATGAACGCGAAGAAATATGTAAAAAACTGATTGCAATTGTGGGGACCGAGTTCTTTCTCTCCGATTTGGATGAAGATGCAGAGAAACAAACTGAGATTTTGACATTGAAGGACGAGATCCAAAAGGTTTTTGCTGTCAGTACCTTATCAACATTTAAACCTTGTTTGGCGAATGATGTGAAGAGAGGATATCTTAATATTGTAAGAAACATTTTGAAACAACAGGGCTATACTTTTGAGGGAAAGAACAGCTTTAAAAAAATTAACGATGAAGGTCTTTTGCAAAAAACTATCAAATATAAAATATTTAGGGAGTGATTTTTTGAATTCGTTATTTAACGATTTTTAATATCTTTAGGCAAAATATACAAACTACTATGTCAAAGATTAATTGTGATATAACCACCAATTTATGCGATATTCCACTACTACTAGTTTCTAAACAAAAATCATTTTGTGGCATCCCCGAAATGTTCAAAACCTACCAGCCCCCTTTTTACCCTATTTCGAAACAAGAATTGTTCAATGAAGACCATTGCAAGGCCATATTGCTTGATGAATCGTTTGCTCGTGCTGACCGCAATCGACTTACCCAGTACAATAAACACCGAACGAGTGGTGGAACTCTCTCTGTCACATATAATTTTGCTACTGGATGCGCTGAGCATCGTCTAGGTCGGATTTTTCCTGCTGATGGTATTGGGTTAGCCGGGTTCCGTTTTGATATTCGCAATCCCCTTGCTGAAAAGTTTTATTGGGACATTGATATCGAAAATGCCCACTACAATATTGCCGTATGGCATGCTGAGCAAAATGGATTGTATGTTCCAAATCTTAAAAAATATTGCGAGAATCGTGACTCATGTCTTGCAATGGTTTCTGACAATCGCAAGTTAGCAAAGACTGAATTCTTAAAAATCTTATATGGCGGTGATATAAAGTTATACAATGAACACTATGAAATTGTAGAAGGAAACGTTAAAGATGCAGGTTTTGTATTTTTGCGGGAGTTAGAAAAGGAAACAAAGCAGTTGATGGATTTACTTTGGGTTAGAAACGAACATCTGACAACTATTAAAATGGGAAAAGAAAAGAAGACTGTCAAAACTAAAAATAATCCAAAGGCTTCACTCATGGCTTTGTTATTCCAGACAAAAGAGAGAGAACTGTTAGAGATGGTAGATTATGCATTAACTCAGAAAGGACTCAGATTCGATGTTCCAATTCATGATGGAGGGTTTGTTCGCAAGCTGGAGGGCGAAACTGAATTTCCAAAAGATATTATGGCTGAGTTTTCGGAGGCCATCTCTTTGTTTTCTGGTGTTCGTGTTATCTTGACTCAAAAACAAATTAAGTTTGATTGGAAGCCTCCACAAAAAGCTATGTGTCAATATCAACAAAAGAAACTAAAATTTGAAGAGAAATATCATCAAATCGGAGCTAATTTTATTTGTGTTGACCAATACACTCAGGAGATTTCAACCATATCGTTTCGGGATATGAAAATTATTACTACTGATATGAACTGGGTCGAATACGATGCTATTAAGGACAAAGATGTGAAAAAGATATTTTTGGATGAATATAATCAAGATGAAAGCAGATGCAAAAAAGACCGAGTTGATTTTATCCCTGACATTGAGAATTGCCCTCCCAATGTTTTCAACTTGTTTCGTGGATTTGAAGCTGAAAAATGTAGGCCAAAAGAACCATACCTGCCTGCCCGTCAAACTGAGATTGATTCTGGTTTGCAAATTATTCTCAAACATCACGAAATTTTAACTGGCGGGTTTGGTTTTTATCTTTGTAATGTTCTTGCATGGATTCTCCAAAATCCCTCTCAGAAATGTCAGGTTGCATTATTATTTCGTGATGAGGATGGTATTGTTTCTCTTGGTGGCGGAACTGGTAAGAATCTGTTCTTTGATGAACTGATTGGAAAACGATTAATCGGTGAGGATTATTATTTATCTGTTGCCGATAATGCAGAAATTTATGCTACATTCAATGGTATGTTAAAATCAAAATTGATTGTGAATGTGGAGGAGGCTGATGGTAAAGACAATCATTCTAATGTCAACCAGTTGAAGTCCGCCATTACAAAGAAGAAGATGAGTGTGAATGAGAAGGGCATCAACCAATATAACATGCAAGATTTGGCGACTTATTTTATGAGCACAAATACTCGTAATGCTGTTCCGGCTGGTTTGGCGAATCGGCGTTTTGCTCCATTTGATGTTGATAAAAGCTTCCGTGGAAATGAAAAGTATTTTAAAAACTTGATTGGTGCTATTAATGATCCCGATGTTGTGTGGGCTTATTATCAATATTTGAAGGGTTTTAAAACATATGCGAATCCTTTTGAGTTTCAAAAAAATATTCCTAATACTTCTGCATTGAGGGATATGACCTGCCTGAATTGTCCAAATTGGTTGCGCTGGATTAAATGGGAGTTGGAGAATAGAATACTTACTGATGATTCTATGAGTGCATTATATTCTCGTTATAAAAAATATGTTTCTGAGTGGAAAGAAGGAAAAGAAGCTGGAGTTTTATCTTTGACTTCGTTTGGATTGAAACTTAAAAATGACGAATTTGCAAATGCAAATTTCAGTTCTATTGGAGATGGGCACCGGACAAAACATAATATACAATTTCACTGGAATATTCCAAATTTGGTTAGTGGATTTAAAAAGCTTGGTTTGTTAGATTCTGAGTTTGTCTATTATATTCCGGTATGCAATAAAACTAGTTGCGAGGAGAAAGGTTTGTTTTAATCGTCAATTTGACTTTTTATTGTAATAAATAATAAATAGAGGTGTAGGGTAGTGTAGGGTTTGTAAAAAACCCTACACCTTCTCTCTTTTTCGTTTTTTTTTACTTTACTACATTTATGGTGTTATTATTATATTTATATAACAAATATAATAAAAGGTGTAGATGGTGTAGGGTATGTAGGGTTTTTTTGAGTTTTGTAAAATAAAGGGAGTAGTGGTGGTAGTAGTGGTTGTGTTTTTTTTACAAAGAAAAAAAAAGAAAAAACACTACAAACCCTACACAATATATATTAATAACCATTTACCCAATATACAAGCCATACTTCACAACAAACTCAATCATGTTCTCTGCACCCATGGAGTGATTACATGCAAAACAAATCGGTCGCAAATTGTTTATCTCGTGGGTCCCGCCGTTCTTCTCGCTCAGCACATGACCAACCTCGAAATTTGTGTTTGAGATAAGAACCTTCTTGCAACAGAGACAGCGATGTCGTATTATATCCTCGCCAATATAATGGTTCCACACTATCACGCGGACATTTTTCGGAATAGATTGTTTCTTCTTCTTGGCCTCTTCCTTCTCACGTTTCTTCTTTTCCTCCTCCTCTTCTTGTCTCTGTTTTTCTTCTTCTTCTTGTTTACGACGCACTTCCTCCTCTTGCTTTTTTAGTTCGTCTTGCATTTTGGCCTCTATTTGTTCACGCTGTTTTGCTAACTGTTCCAGCAATGATAACTTTGGCTCGTCTGCGACCTTTGGTTGCTCGACCTTGGAGGGCTCCTCAGTAACCGTTTCTTCCAGCTTGAAAATCAGGTTATCTGAGCAGTGGTTAAGAACCAGCCAATACAATTCGTCCTTCTTGGAACCCGCACCACATTTTATGCCATATTGTTTGCACATTGCCTTCAGGTCATTGACTTTTTTGTCCTTAAACTCGGCAACCAGTTTCATAAATTCCGACAACAAAGATTGCACCAACTCGGGTTTCTTCATTTTGAATGAATTTTTGATTCCCAATTCTTTGCACTTGTCTTTGAGTGGGTCGTTCGTAAGATTATTCAGATTTAGCTCAGTCTTTGCACGAAGCTCATCTTGTTTTTGCGAATCAACTGAATTGTTATCAGTGATGTCTGATATTACGGTGTCACTATCCATTTGCAAATATAGAGAGAAAAACTTTATATTCTTTGCAAAATACTAGACAATTTTTTGCACATATTCGATTATAAAATTGAAATAAATAAATATATTAACAGTATAATTATAACAATATATCAAATGGACTATTCAAATAAAACTCGTGATGAACTGATTGCATTTTGTAAGGAGAATAACATCAAAGGATATAGTGGAAAAAAACGCGATGGTATACTTGAACTGATAAATAGTTATCAAAAACAAGACACCGGAAAATTTAGAACAAACAATAAAGACCAGTTTTACACAAATGAAAGTGTTGCAAAATCATGCATTCAGCGTGTTATTGATTTATTGCCTTTTACAAGTGATTATTTGTGGGTTGAACCATCGGCCGGAAATGGAGCTTTTCTACATAATATACCATCTTCTTTTCAAAAGATGGGTGTTGACCTGGAACCAAAAGCAAAAGATATAATCAAACAAGATTACTTGGAATGGAGCCCGCCACCCAACACAGATATTATCGTATTTGGCAATCCTCCCTTTGGAAGACAATCCTCATTGGCAAAAGCATTCATTTCAAAAAGTTGCGAGTTTGCAAAAATAATAGCATTCATCCTTCCGAAATCATTCACAAAACCAAGTATGTTTAATGCATTTGATTTGAAATTTCATATGATTCAGTCCGTAGAACTTGAAAAAGACTCATTTGTAATAAATGGTTCAAAATATGATGTTCCGTGTGTATTTCAAATATGGCAGAAATCCGACACAGATAGAAAAAAAGAAGAAAAAATAAATCCGCATAGGTTTGAATATGTAAAACCTACTGAAAAATATCATATTGCATTTCGACGTGTCGGCGGTCTCGCAGGTAAATGTTATAAAAACGATGGAACGGATTATAATGTTCAGTCTCATAATTTCATAAAACTCAACAATGACCTAGTATCTTATGCAGATACGATTATAAAAAAAACAAACAATCATACATTTCCAAGCAATACGGTTGGACCTCGCAGTCTCTCAAAGTCCGAAGCAAATGTTGTGATTAACCATATTATACAGTCGGTTTCTTTTTGAAAAC